GGTGGTGCTGGTGTTGTTGGCGCAGTTGCTACTGGACCTGTCTCCTTAGCAACGGGAATGACAGATTGTGGTGGATCGGAATCTCTTGTTGGAAATACCTTTGGAGAATTTAAATCTTCTTTCAACAAATCTGTAACGGATTCCACACCAGATGGTGGGCCACTGTCCATGACAGTATCTCTTACTGGTACAGCATTTGGGTCTAATACGACTGGAACTTCACTTGAAGTGGCGGGGACTGCATTTCTGGCAGCATCGCTTTCAGCTTTTCTTTGTTCGGAGTCTCTTTGAGCATCAATATATTTCTTTACTGCTCCATTGAAATATTCACTAAACGCAGCATCATAGGCACCGAACTTAGCAATAAATGTATCAGATAGCTTAATGTAATCTTCAAGCTTTCTCGTTGCTCTAAACGTAGCTAATTGTTTGAATGTGGATAGGATAAGATTTAGAAACATTTCAGAACGATTAAGCATTCTTTCTGTTTGACGCTTGAGTTCTTTAGCTTCTTTAGGAAATCTTTGTTCCCAGTGTTTTAACGATTTACCACGATCACTTGTTATGTTATGCCACCAATCTTTAACTCCGGCTTCTTTTGACATACCATCATCAGCTTTACCCGTGTCAGCTTTTTTTGCGACAGGCTTTGCTTTGAATCTTTCAGGCATCTTATTGAAGAGGAATTCTTTGTGTTCGTTATCTAATTCGCCAAACAAAAATTCATTGTGAACGGCGTGAGCCTCTCTATTTAACTTTGTAAGTTCTAATTTAATCTCATCAATTCTCTCATGAAATTTTCCCAAATAAGAAATACAAGTCATGTATTCACGTCTGTTAAAGTTGCTCTTTGCAACCTTTAACATGTCTTTGAGATCAATGGCCTTTTCTCTGGCGTCATCATCTACTTGACGCAAGGTATCCATCAATCTTGTGAATTCGGGACTAAATACGCCAGATAATGCTTCGCCCGGCGCATTTAATTTTTCTCTTATTTTATTGAAAACTCCACGTCTCTGAGCAATTTTATTCATAGAATATCCTCATGCCTGCTTTTAACAAAATAATGCAGTAATATCCCCAAATACAATAAGTTAGTGTATTAATTTATATAATTACTACTTTGGGGGAGGTCCGCCCGGAGGCGGGCCTGGTGGTGGGGGTGGGCCTCCAGGGCCTGGTCCTTCACCACCACCCGGTGGACCTGGCGGTGGGCCACCTCCGCCAGATGGCGGTGGAGGTGGTGCCGATAACCCTGGCAATCCCATATCAGGGGCTCCAGGTGGCATGCCACCTGGTGGAGCGCCACCAGGAACTTCACCTGGAACCGGAGCTTCACCCTGAGCATTCTGTCCGGGCTTTGGAGCAATTTCAGGAATTTCATCTTCATCGTCAAGGGCACGAAGTTCATTAAGATCCATCGCCGCAAGTGATGCTGATTCTTTTTTAAAGATAGCTGCTTGAATAGCTTCTTTACGAAGTTTTCTCTGCTCGTCTTCATCTTCAAGGCCCATTGATTTATATAAGGTACTCAAAGAAACTCTAGCAGATGAACCTTCTGCGGCTGGCTGTGTTAATGTAACAAGCTGTGTAATATAGTCCCCAGTGTCGAATAATGACATGTGGTTCCAATCAACTTCTGGAACGATCAAATGCTTTTCGGTTTTTGATCCGCCTTGCTTGTATTCGTAGAAACCCTGAATCTTTGAAATTGGTGCGAAGATTTTTCTTCTCAACCAATTCGACAACATGTTTCTAAATTGCATATATCTTTGACGTAAAACATCTAGGGCAACGCCAGCGTTAGCATAGGTTGTATCTGCCCCACCATCCATAACAGAAGATGGAACCTGAAGCCCAACGTAAATTTCTTTTATTAATTGAGTAATATCACCAGAGATATCATAGATGCCTTGGCTTGAACCAACTCTCTCAATAGCGATACCTGCATGAGAAAAAATCTTAAAATCTTTATCATACTGAGCTTGTTCGAAAAGCTCTCTCCACTGCTCAAGATCAGCGTGGGATGGATGTAGTGCATCTGCACCTTCCCCACCAATCTTAACAAGAGTTAATGGGTTAATCATATTATCTGCTTGCGCAAACTTTGACTCTCTTAACTTATCAAATAACATTAATTGTCTGAAAATACAAACAGGCAAACCAGTACCTCTAATTTCGTATGGACTAATTTTTCTAGCCAAATGCGATACATGAAAATTGTCAAGAGGAATGTTATCACCTCTCTTAACTGAATCAATTATATGACGATTCAACTTCTTTCTTTGCTCAATATCAGCTGGCTTATTAGATTCTACAATTTGTTTTAAATTAAGATCTGGCTTCAACATGATGATTGGTTCGTTCGCAATAACTGTGCGATTTACAATCATGAAGTCTGGGTTTTGAATCATAAGGCGACTCCACTTTCCCTTATTATTGTCAAGCTCAGCATAAATAAATGCTTCTCCAAGCAGCCAAAATTCTTGAGCAATCTGAACGCAAATGTTCATAAGATCGATTTCTTCAATCATTTCATTGAAGAATTTTTGTACTTCAACGTTGTGGCATTTGATTTGCAATTTGCTAATCGGATAGGTACTATGAAGATTGATTGCGTTATGGACAAATGGATTTAACGCATAGAATGCGCGACACCAAGCGTTAATTGTGGCTCTATCTCTTGGAAGATTCTGATTGCTGCTTAGCCAAAGAGGAGAATATACTTCTGAAATTTGTTTTACTGTATTGCTTGTGCCACCAAATCCAACATTTCCGCTTGAAAGAGTTTGTGCATTTTTCTTAATTCCACTACCACTGGCGGTGACAATGCCGCTGGTTGTTAGTCCATCGTCATTGAGTTTTGGTCCAGTGCCATCACGAAAGACTCCAGCGCTGACTTCATCTTGTAGGATGCCGCGGCGTACTTCAGATACGCCTTTGACCATGAGGGCACTCACTTGTGGGGCGGTATTTCTTCCGATAAGGAACTCATTTGATTTTGAAGATCCTTGTGGGATAGAGAATGTTTGTTTGAATTTTTTCATTAATCTCCGGCGAACGATACCTATATGCTGTATATTTAATATATCAATAAGATCAGGAATATATTAAATTCTGCGCTTTATATACCCAGCTACTGCCAGAGGCTTGCCCTTGTTCTTCAAATTAGCATTCACCAAAAATGGATTGGTAACAGTAAAAGCTTTAGTTGCGATAAATTTATAAGCAATATAAGCATTCAATAAAGCCATGAGTCCATCGTTTGGTGTGGTTCCTTTGACATAATGTATGGATGGATCTCCGAATCTGGATGTAACTGGCTTGATATCCATACTTGCACAATGAGAAACTAACCAAGCTATTTTCTCAAAATCACCGTATGGGAATCTGATCATACCTTTTTTCATTTGCTCAAATAGTTCGCCAATGTAGTAATCCCTTTCAAACATTAATTCTTTAGGAAATAAGTCCTTATGGAATTGTATTTTGCCATTTATTTTATTATGGGCTCTTGACACAAGATACTTGTCGCCATACTCATTATGTAGATCGGAAGAAAAATCGTTTGAGAATCCAATATCCCCGATAGCCAATTGGACGCCGTATTGACGCATGATATGATCAATAATATCTTTTTTACTCTTTGGGTCATTCTTTGGAAATTTGTAACAATAGTCCACCGATAATCGATTTGTTCCCTGAGATGTAAGGAGCACAGCTGTAGTATAGGACTGCCCTGTCATTTTACTTTTATTAGTATTCGCCATTTGATCTATGTCTGAACGGGCACCATAGTCGATTCCCAATGTCACGATTAAATCTTCGGTTGGTAGGATACGAGCGCGAAACTTTCTACCAATATCTCCACCCAATTCTCTTATTTGTTCTATGGTTATAGGGCTAGAGTCGCCTTGGAAGAATTCTCCCAAAACTTCGTTTTGGTAAACCCTTTCTGTATTGATTGGGTGGATACCTGGCTTTTCAGCAATGATTCTTTCTTTTGGAAATCCTGGCATGTATAATTGATTGATATGGAATCCAACCATACCACACTCACTTTCATCCTTGGGACTAACCCATTTTCCTCGCTCAACAGCCTGATTTTTATCTTGTTCATGCCCACAATCAGGACATTTAACAACGAATGTATGAATCCAAATTTTTTCCCAATCATCGCTACCAGGGGTATAGAGAGGGAAAAACTTTTCGCATTTTTCACAACCCAAGTGATAATACTGTTGATTTGATGTTTCCCAAAGGTTATAAAAATCTGAACCCTTTTTCTTAGGGGTTCCGAAATAAACTTGGACGCCGTATCCTTTTGGTCCGTATTTTGACTGGGAAAGAATTTTGGTAGCATTTAAGATAGCTGCGCCTGTTGTGTCTTGACACTCGTCGAAGAACAACATGTCTGCGGTTCTACCTCTGATTCTATCCGCATCGATACCTACAGATTCAATCCATAAATGGTTTCCATTTATAAATTGTTTAAAACTTAGCGAGTCGGTTGTAGAGCTAGTTTGATCTAGTCTCTTTTGCATAAATGATTTTGGTTTGGCAGATTTTACAACGCGATCTTCATCACTAATGGATGAATTAGAAATCATTGGATTTAATGTAGTTTTAGAATAAGATGCAGCCATTTCCAATTGAGGGAATGCATGCATGACTCTTACGGATGGTCTTCCGCCTGTGCCGAAACCATCGGAGCCCATGAAATACATTTCGAGGGCAGCCGCCATAATCGTCCCTCCGACTTGACGTCCCTTGACTAGAATGACTGGCTTACCATTTGGTTCTAAGGCCTTGATTCCAATGTATCTATAAATATCAGCAAATGGCTTATAACCATTCCCATGCAATCTGAATGGATTTCCATCCAGTGTTAAATGAGATTCTGCGAAAGTAACTGGATCAAGATCCAATATTTTACTTTTTATTTCTTTAAATAAATCTTTATCGAGAGACAAAATGTTCCTATTATTTGTTTACCGTTGGTGTGAGACCATGAAGAGCATCATCATTAGATGGATCAGAATCCTCATTTGTAAAGATAGGTAGCTTGCCTAAATCTCTAAAACTCATATCTTGATCTGGATGCTTTTGTTTAACTTTAATATTTAAATTATTTAGGAAACGAAGAAAATCCTCATCATCCCAAGATGAATCATCAGTAACGTCGTCACGATGAATTGATCTTAATTTATCCACGATAGCAGGGATTGGTAAATTTCCATTGGTTGCTTCAATATAATTTTCGGCAGTCTGAGCCAATTGAGGAGCCATCTCTAAGATTTTGATTTTTTTACTTTTTTTTTCAGGTTCCTGAGCTTGTGCTTGGGATTGAAGTTTGAAAAAAGCAGTTAATCCACTTCTTTCTTTCATATCATTAACAGCATCTTCGACGGAAGAAAATTTTGGCTTTGTGCCCATGATTGATGAAATTTGATCGTAAATGGATCTATCAGCCTTTCCTTTGGATTGAGTGCTTTGTTTTTCTAAATTTTCGGCAAACTCATTCATCCAAGTAGGAAGACGATCGCGTCTTTCAACGTCATATGATTCGCGAGTAATTACTGGCATTGATCTTGATCCGTTTTTTTTCATGATAAATCCTTAGGCTTGGTAATTGGCAGCCCAATCAAAGTTATCAGAAGATGTTGGATCAGAATCTTCATCAGGAAGATATCCTCTGTCACGACGAATTGGATAGCCCATATCGGCAAATAATTGAAGACATTCAACTTTTTGTTTGTCATCAAACTTGTATTTTTCATCAAACTTCTTGAACATATCTTCAATATCATGACCGCCAGAAACAGATCCGTTAATACATGTTCTAACAATGGCAGAGATGAAAAGTGGAACCGTAACAACAATACCGCTTATCCCAGGAATCTTTTGCGCTTCTTTAACTAAACCAGTTTCAGAATCAGCATCAGCCTTCTTCTTTTTCTTACCACTCTTCTTTGATTTTGAAATTTTATCGATACGCGCATTTAACATCTCAATTCCATTATCAATTTTAGCTCTAACTTCTTCAACTTTGTTGGCATCTAATTCGCCATCAACGTCCATTCTCATGGCTTTTGAGATTTCATTATCAAGTTTTTGAAGATAGGAGAGTGCTCTCTCTACGCCGGAAGTATCATATCCTGAGTGCTTTGGTACGTCACTGAGACGTTCTTGGACCCAAGTAATGAATCCTGTTGCGCCCTTTGATTGCCAATCCCACTTTGGCGCAACCTTGGATTTTTTCTCGTCTTCAGCTTTGCTTTCGTCTTTTGGCTCTTCTTCATGAACTTCAAGACTTTTTTCCATTTCTGGATCGAGGCGATCGACGCCTGGTAGCTCAGCGATTTCAAACTGAACTTCGCCCGGATGCTCTTCGGCAACTTCTAAAGATGGCTCGGCACCTTGCATAACTTCTTGTAATACTTCTGGATCATGCATTTCCATAACGGTCTCTGGAGTTGGAGCTTGTGGATAAATTACTACATGCTCGCCAGATTCATTAGGATCAATCACCATAGGTGATTCCTCTACGACTAAATCTTCCATCATCTGTGCTGTTGCCTGTAATGACATAAATACCTCTAAATTATTGAACTTTGTCTTTTATATACCGTAATAATAGCAAACTACGATATTAGTATGTAATTTATCAAAAATAATTATTTCTTTTCTTTGACGTAATGGTTATCTAAAACCCCATAGTATAGATTAGTTACAGGTTTATTCTCGAGATCTTCCTGTGGAATGATGCCATCATTTAATCCCAGTGGGCCAAGTGGTTCGGATGGGTTCCATGGCATTTCAGTTACTTGATCTTCTAATGGGTCATTGATATGATTCTTATCGACAGCTGTCTTTGCCAAGATGGCAAATAACATTTTTCTTCTGCCGCGGATTTTTTCAGCTCTCTTTTTCTTACGAAAGTCAGATACGCTTTTATAGTCATCCATGTGTTGATAGAGGCCTGTGCCTGGTCCAACGTCAGGGCCAGGAAGCTTATATGTATCGTAATTTCTAAACAATACACCCCTCGCTTTTGTTAAATTCTGATCATTCCCTGGATCTTTTTTATATTTTGGCTTTCCCGGGGTGGGATCATTTTCATGATTACCACTCTGGAAATAACATTTTCTAATTAAATTTTCATTCATTATTTTGCCGTTATTCGTTTTACATAATATGGATAAAGTTCTTTGGTTATTGGAATTTGGTTCCATAGACCCATCTCATCTAGTAAGTAAGTTGTTCTCGTTGGATTTACTGCAATTGCTTTATTCAATTTTTCAGCCAACGCTCTATCTGAAGCAAATCTCATGGAATCAGGATGTTGCTTTATCCATTGCATCAAAGCAGGATCAATGTCAAAATCCAATTTGGCGGCTAAATAAATTGCTCTGACAACTCTATTTTTATTGGATAGCAACGTAATTTCAGGAGATAGGCAGGTTCTAATTACCTTACTATTAATGTCTTTAAATCCACGGTTGGTTGGATCAAGAATCTGTCTTAAATCCAAAGTCATAAGCAAAGCATTACAAGTAAAATCCCTACTAAACAATTCTCTTTGCATAGGGGTTGGATTTTCTATTTTTAATTTTTGCAAATACTTATCAATTTCTGGGACAATGAAATTAGATGAAAAATCTACCTTGAATCCACCGATGAAAATAGAGCTGTGCCCATCATCCATAACTTTTGTTTGGATGTTGAACTTTCTATTCAATGAAACAGATGTTTCCTTAGAAAGCATATGAACTGACTCATCACCAGTTGTGAGATCAATATCTTCTATTTTGTTTAATCTACCCAAGATTTTATCACGTGGAGTCCCACCGCAAATAAATGGTGTAGATATTTGGCGTCTCTTAGCTACATTAGTAATTAACTTAAGAAGATCTTTTAGTTTCATTCATCTCCCGATTACCTTGCGGGAGCGGCTGGTGGAGCCGCTGGCGATGCTGCTGGAGGCGCTGGAGGGGCGGCGTTGGTGGTTTCCACTGGCCCGCCCAAGTCTTCTTCAACTTCAAGTTCTGGCTCTGGTTTAGCCGCTTGACCAAGTTGAGACTCTTCTTGTTGTTTCTTCATTTGCTTCTTAGCTTTATCCTTGTCTTGATCTTGTTGAAGCTTATTCTTGGCAGCATCTAGCTCAGGAGTTGATGGAACTGCGTTTTGATTTTTCAAATCAACTGGGTTCGTTTGTGTCAAACCACGTAATCTCGAAATGATACCATCAAGACGAGTAAGAATATATTGATTTGAATCTAGCGATCTGGTAGTTGCTTCTGCAAGTTCTGGGAAGAATGTTCCAATTCCTAAATGATTTAACATCATGTCAACAAGGGATAATTGTCTTGGCAATTCTCTCGTCTTATATATTTTAGCTAAATCTTCAAGTTTTGTGAGAGCGTCCTCAATTTTAATACCTTGGAGCATTTGATCCATTTTTTGGTCAAATGCAGTTGCGGCTACGACTTCTGGATCCTCTGCCACTTCAAGTGGTTGGTCTTTTCCAACTGGCGCTTTTTTAGTTGCTGCTGGTTTTGGTGCTGGTGGAGCGGGCTCTGGTGCCGCATCTGGTGGTGGAGCATCGGGAGCCGCCTGTGCTTCAACAATCCAGTCCTCAGCTTCTTGAACTTCTAATTCATCGTCCTCTGCTGATTCAGCATCGGTTTCATCTTCGTCACCAGCAAGACCATCAAGAAACCCTTTCATACCCGGGCTAATTGGTTTTTCAGTTTCCCCAGGTAGTTGTGAATTCGTTGGAGAATTATTTGGCATAGGCATTTGCCCAGGAGCTTGTCCTGGAACTGCCCCAGGTAATCCGCCGCCTGAAGTCATTGGGTTATCTGGTTGGGATGCAGATAGTGCGGCATCATCAGCAAGTTTAAATAGATAATCGGATGCTCTAGTAAAGCCTTTCTTCGTGAGGATATTTGCCTCACGGATAATCATATCCTCGTAAAGTCTCGTTGATGTTGTAATCTTATTTACAGTATGAATCTTTTTCTTAAGTTCATAAATAATGTGCATAAGCGTTTCAAATTCATTTCCGGCAAATAATTGTCCTTCTTGAGAGCGCAATAATTTTTCAGCTGAATCTAGGCGGCTTACAATTTTATTTCTTTGCTTTTCGATTAACTCTCTTTTTTCTTCATCATGGACTAATGAATTGGATTTTGGATCTTTTGCAAAATCGATGTCATCACCGACTGATCTTTCTTGTTGGATTGGGAGAAAGTAACCAGGCTTATTATCATTGGCCCAGTAGGATACTTGGGCAATTTTGGTGCGAGCGGGCTTTTCCTCAGCTTCAGAATATTTCTTATGAGCTTTTTCCTCATAATATTTTATCCAATTTTTAAAGTCCAACTGTTCCATTTTATCCCATCCTGCTATAACATTTTGTAGAGCGGCTGATTTTTCTTCACCTTTATGGACGCGATAGTATATAGTTTTTACCGCATCAACCCATTTATCGGTCTTTCTTGGAGATGGATAACTTATGTAATTATCATAATTTGGGTAGGATTTCTTATAAGATGTATCTGTATTTGGTAATGCCTTCTTATTCATTATCGCCGCCATTCAATTTTTTACCAATTGTTTCCGTGATAATTTTTGCTTCAGATAGCCTAGCCTCCGTTGTTTTTTCTTTTTCAGTTGGAAGTGTTAATCTTTCAATTTTCTCAGTAAACTTTTCCATGAAACGCATCGATGATTCAATATCAATTTCTGATAAAGTTTCACGAATAGCCTCATTAATTATTTGAACCTGTTGGTCAACGTGCTGAACTGTGACATTATGCTGAATAACCTGATCTGGAGCCCCAAGAACAATCTTATTGAATCGCTCCAAATTACTACCTAATAAGTCGAACCATTCAATAAGAACTCTATCATTTCTTGATATGTCTCGCGGGTCTTCTTGAAGAGCGTCGAACACCTGCCCAACTCTCACTTCAATTTTCTCAATCATATTTCTAAGCATATGCTTAATGTCAATTTCCTGAGAAGCTAATTCAATCATCTTACTTTTGTAAGTAACATTACCCTGAACTGCTAACATCAAGTCGTCTTCGGTAGAAGTTGCAATAGCTTGTTTAGTTTTTGATAAATCTTCTTTAATATAAAGTAATACTTCCAAATAATTGTCAGCAAATGATTTTAATGATTTCTCAGCGATAACAAACTTGGCTTCGCTAACATTTTGATATTTAGCTTCTAACCATTCATGAATATCTTTTGCACTAATCCCAATGACAAGCTTAGCTATTATTTCCTTTTGATCAGGATGTTCTAATATTTTTTTTAGTGCATTTTTGTTGTTCATAAGTTTTCATTTTAGCTTTTGAATACATCAAAGCCGTTAAGTCGTGTTTCTCTGTTATCGAATTGATTTTGTGGCGTTGGATAAGAATCTGGGGTTTGAGCAGATACGTCGCCACCAGGGACTTTATTGCCTTTTTCATCGGTATAGCCGGTTTGATAATTGTATACCTTCTTGTCAAGATCGCACTGCCACATAGAATCGCCTACACGGGCCATTTGTGCGCCAGCATGATCAGGACATGTTCTTGTACTTAGTGGATGTTCCATCATACGATATTCTTTCATATATGGACTCTTATCTAAAGCTTCATTGGTATCAGCCACTTTGTTTTGCTCATCGAGAGATTTTTTTGTATCTTCATACTTTTGCTTCAAAG